CCTGGCGCGCAGGACCGCCCAGCGGATCCTGCCAACTGGAAATTCTGACAGCGCCCGGACCTCCTCAATGACCTGTTCGGTGTACGTTCCCTTGAGACGCGGGTGCAGGAACTTGAACTCATCTAGCGCGACGTCCTTCACGCCGTTCTTGACATAGGCGAGGGACCCAACAAAGTCGTTCAACATTGCCACCTCATCTGTCGTCTCACCTCGGTGAGACAGCGTGCGAGACTGGTCCATTGGGACCTGCAGCGCAGTGAAGATTGAAGTGACTTCCTGGGTGATGCGGGCGGCGTCGAACCTCTGCTCGAGCTCTGTGATGTCTGGCACGGTGTGCTCCTCTGCTGGTGCCGTATTTACAGTGACAAAAAGGGGAGCCGAAGCTCCCCTTTTGGATGGTGCGTTTGCTGCCGTCGTGGATTAGACGAACGTCAGGTTGGCAACCGAGATGCGGCCGTAGTAGTCCGCCGAGTTGCCCAGCGACGTGGAGGTCGACGTGAACGTCGCCTTGCCGTAGCGGGTCATCAGCGAAACGTGTGGGTTGAACGTGTTAGGATCAACCACGACACCCGACGACATCAGTGGGATGTATGGGCAGTAGAAGTAGCCGGCGTCCATCTCACCCGAGCCACCCTTGAAGCCGAGGAGGACGTCCTCAGTGCCAGTCTGGTGGTAGATGTAGGTGTAGACCTTGATCGAGCCGTTCAGCGTGCCGACCAGCTTGGTGTTGTTCGGACCATCGAACGAGCCGGCGACGGCTGGCGCGAAGACCGACTTGGAAGCGCTCTGCAGGACAGAGACCACCAGTGGGGAGACAACGATCCAGTTGGCTGGACCACGACGCGTCTTGCGAGCGATCTCGTTCGCGACCTTGTTGACCAGGACGCCCAGGACTGCGTGGCGGTCGCCAACGTAGTTCGGAACACCCGTGAACGTGCCGTTCATGTCGAAAGCTTCGACAGTGCCGGCCAGCGTGGTCAGGTCAGCGATGATCTCGTTGTCGATTTCACCAACGATCGCTGCGGACAGCGAGGCGGTGATTTCGGCTTCGAGATCGAGACCGTGCGATGCCTTGAGGTCCTGCATGGCTTCTGGCGTCCAGCGGGCCTGCAGCTTGCGCGAGCCAGCCGTGACCGTCTGCTTCAGGACTTCCAGCGTCATGTGCTTACCACCGAAACCTTCGTAGTCGGCAGTGTCAGCGGCCAGGCCGTCAGACGTGGCAGCCGTCAGGGCTGGCGGGTAGCCAGTCGTGCCGACGTCAGCTGACGAGTAGAAGCGACGCATCTTGCCAGCGACATTGCTGAACACCTCATCACCGGCGACGATGTCGGTGCCCGTTGGGGCATCGGCAGCCTCGGTGAACAGGAAGCGCAGCGAGTACACCAGGCCGACCGGGCCGGACATCGGCTGAACGCCGACGAGCTCGGTGGCGATGGTGCCCGGGATGATACGGCGGATCATCGGGATGACGATCTTCTGGAAGTTGCCGATGGCAGCGGCGTTGGTGCCGAGAGCCGAGGCAGTTTCCGCCAGGTAGGCCTTCTGGTTCTCCAGAACGGGAGCGACGATGGCCTTCTTGCGCTCTGACAGACCTTCCAGGAGGGTCTCCTTGGTTTCGGTCCAGTTTTCAAATAGTTCCATGTGGTTTCTCCTCTTCGAGAACTTGGTGTTATTGGAGGCCTGCAAGGCGGCGCAGTTGGGCTTTCGCGTCACTGGCTGGTGCCTGCTTGGCTTGAGCTGCAGCTTCAACTACCGCTGCTTCCTCGCCTGTTACGACAACGTTAGCCTGCTCGGTGAGAACAGGTGCTGCAGCGTCAGAGGCCTTGGCATCGGCAGGAGCGTCTTGCTTTTGCTCCTCTTTCAGCACACGACCAATGAAGTGGTTGTAGGCTTCTTCCAGGCGGGTCGTCTCGACGTTCGCCAGTACGAAAGCCATCTGCTCACGCTTCTTACCTGACAGCGGAGCAAGGATCTTTTCAAGCTTCGACTCGCGGACCAGCTTGGCCTGCGCTTCTTCCAGCTTGTTGATGTTCTGCTGCGCATCACGCAGCTTGTCGAGGGCAGCCGTCAGCTGGGCCTGCACTGAGTCCTCGTCCGCGAACTTCATATACTCGTTCACGAACGCCTCGAAGATGCGGCGGCCAAACTCGTTCTGCTTGACAACGTCCAGGTCCTCGCGAAGCTCCTCGAGTTCTTCCGACAGGCGGAGCTCGAAGAAGGCGTCCATCTTGTCAACGAGCTGGTCCAGCTCCTTGGCAAGCTCTTCAGCCATGCGGTGCTTCTCCTCGACCAGCTGGGCAGCTGCCTCAGCCTTGAGGTCGCGGTAGTCCTGGATGTCTCCGATCAGCTCGGCAACTTCCTCTTCAAGCTTGGAAGCCACGAACTTCTCAACGCTCTCGATCAAGGCCTCGCGCTCGGTTGCCCACTGTTCTGCAAGCTCGCTGCGCACCTCGACGGAGACTTCCTCGCGAACGATCGTCTTGTACTGCTCGACGGCGGCCGTCCACTGAGATGAGATCTCTGCCTTGGCTTCCTCGCTGAGGAGCTCGGAGCTCAGCAGTTTTTGAAGGATTTCATCCATGGGTTCTCCTTTATTCGTTAGGGGATTAGAGCGAGCTTTTCGCGCGGCTCTAACAACTCAAATTCGCGCTCTCAAACTAGAAACATGATGCAATTAAGCGTTTCTATTTATGAAAACGCGCCAAAAAGCGCCAAAAACCAAGCGTTTCTGGCGCCAAGAAAGCTGCTAAGAAGCGTTCTTACTCTGTCGTCGTGTCGTCGGTACCTGTCGGTTCGCCGTCGGTTAGGTCAGCGTCAGCAGCGGTCGTTACCTCCGGCTCCACGTCAGCCTCAGGTGCCAGACCGGCAAGGTCCCGCATCTTTGACGTCAGGTAGTTGTGAAGGTCCATCGTTGCCTCCTCGGGCTTGTCATTGATGAGCCCGTTCAGCATGCTTCTTAGAAGTTCTCGCTTGTCTTGGTCGGCCATTCTCTATCTCCTTATGTGGCGCGGGCTGTGAGACCGCGTTGTGGGGAAGTATTTATAGGACCCTTCCCATTAGTCCTAAGCGTTCAACGATCTTGAACTGCTGCGGCCTTGATGTGACTGTTCAAAAACGTCTTCCAGTCCCTGAACGGCATGGACTTCTGCGTTGCCCAGGCCCAGAGCAGATTCTCACGCTCAGCCTCCGTCTTCTGAAGAAAGTCAGCAACTGAAATTCCCTCGCAGAGGTTGTAGGCGGTCAGTTCCTTCAGGCGCGCGAGGTCCATTGTCAGTCTCCCTTGGCGATAAAGGCCTTGAGACGTTTCACGACGCCGGCGTAGCCAGCCTGTCCCTTCCAGTCGCTCTTCTCCAGCTTTTCCAGGACATCTTTAGCCAGGTCCTGCAGGTGGTCCTCAGAGGCCCATGGCTGGAGGCGCTCGCCGATGATCATCGCGACGTTCATGACGCCGTCCGTGTTGTACTGGTTGCCCTTGTCCTTGAGCGCCTTGCGGAGCTCCCTCACGATGACGCCTGTCATGTCGTAGGCGAGGTCTGCTGCAGAATCTGAACCGCCGACAGTCAGGCCAGAGAAGCCCTCAGTGACGCTCAGCCCATGGATCGGGCACTTCGAGTTGGCGCGCTTCTCGGTTGGGCAGGTGCAGCCCTTGAGCCGCTCGTCCTTCCACTTCCCGTCAAGCAGTTCCTTGAGGATGCTCATTGGGCCCTCTCGATGATGTGCTGGTACATGTTCTGGAAAGCAACGATCGCCTCTTCCAGCTTGACCTGCGCACGGCGGCTCAGCTCGACTGACGAAGTGTCAAAGTTCCTGTCGGTGGCCTTGAGGTGGGCTTTCCAGTCATCCGAGATCACGATGTCACGGGCCTCTTCCAGCAGCTTCTGCAGCTTGTCAACATCCGCGTCAAATTCGCTGGACTCGTCGTAACCTTCAGTAACTGCCGCCTCAAGTGCAACATTGGGCTGAACACCAAGTGAAAGCAGGTCTTGAATGAGCGACATGTTACTTCCTCGTGATGGAATCGATGAATTTCTTGATCTCGGCGGCGAAGAACTTCTGCGCCTTCGAGTCGTGCAGCACGGCCTCAGCCAGCGTCTGCACCTTCGGTGCCTCAAGCGCCTCGCGCACGACATCTGGGTAGCAACCCGGGCCGGATGGCTGGGCGACGATGTCAACCGTCACGAACTGGAAGTCCTCGACCATGCCCTCGTTGGTGACGTTGCCGGTGCCGCGTGAGGAGACACCCAGCTTCATGCCACCCTCAATGAGCTGGCGAACGATCATGCCGCTCGGGGTGTTCAGGACCTTGCACTTGCCGACGGCGTTGTCACCGTCCATGTACGCCTCGGTGATGATGTGCGAGACGTTCTTGAGGTCGATGGACAGGTTGTCGGGGTGGTTGAGCTCACCGGCGACGTACGTGCCTTCCTTGGCGCGCTCATTGATGACACCCACCGCCTTCTCAATCTCTGAGCGAGGGTACACGCGCTGGTTGAGGTTCTTCTGCTCGGCGGCCATCATGCGGCCGGCCAGGTAGAGGTTCTTCGCAGCGTCGCGCGACTCGATCAGCTGGGCCTGCGCAGGCGTGAAGTGCTCGATGAGAACTTGCTTCATTGTGGCTCCTTTTGTCCGGGAAGCGTTCGCTTCCCTTGCCTAACTTGTAGGCCTATTTATCAGGAGGAGCCTGAAAACCTGCTAATTACGCCTCACCGGCTGCCTTCGCCGCCGCGGCAGGCTTGGGACCCTTAGGAGGTGGGGCCTCCTCAGGCGGCGGCTCCTCGGGCGGGAGTCCCTCTTCCGGCGGCAGGCCTTCGTCTGGAGGTACCTCCTCAGGCTCGCTCACCGTGATCTCCTTACGGTTCTCGTAGACGGCTGGGTCGTAGATCTGCTGGATGTCAGCGACCTCACCCTCCTCACCCATGGCCGTGTCATTGATGCTGCGCTCCTCCTTGATCATGGCCTCGTTCATCTGGATGTCATCGTCTGTCAGGCCGAGGTAGCGCTTCAGGATGAAGCGGCGTGACAGGTACTTCACGCCCTCGATCGAGTTGAAGGAGTTGATGAGGTCGGCGTCGAGGGCGGCCTGGCGGTACAGCGCGAAGTTCTGCGGGTCTGGCAGGACCAGGTTGAAGATGTCGTAGTCGAGGTTGATGCCGGCGACCTGGAGGTAGATCTTGAACTGCTCGTCAAACACCTCCTCGAGCGAGGCCTGCAGGCGGATGACGAAGTTGGCGAACCGCAGCTCCTCGATGTAGGCGATGCCCACCTTGCC